TCTAGCTCCTGTGCAATGCTAGCAGCATATTATGGTGCTGTAGATACAGACGATGAATACAACAGGCGTAGGCGTCAGTACGGTGACACTACGAGTATTCAAGCACAACTATCCACCCTAAGATCACTAGGCTTGAGGCCAGTGTTTTCGAGGTTCGGCAGTCGCGGAACCATTGAGAAGTACATCGGTGCGGGTAATCCTGTAGCGGTAGGTTGGCTACACAAAGGCCGTGTCACATCACCTTGGGGTGGTGGGCACTGGTCCGTTGTAGTCGGCTACGACAAGTTAGCCACAATTCAACACGATCCCTACGGGGAAGCGATGTTGGTTGGTGGCGGCTATAACACACAAGCAAGTGGTAAAGGACTCCGATACTCTTGGAGGAATTGGCATCCACGCTGGTGTGTAGAAAACAACAATAGCGGCTGGTATGTAGTATGCATTTAGGACAATGTTTTTTGAATCTATTGCATTACTTGCTCCAGTTCTGATTACTTTGTTCAGTGTATCCTTTCGTAAGATTGGTGCACTGGACGAACAGATCCAGCAGTTACAAATAACTGCGATGGAAAAGTATGTAACAAAAGAAGACTTGAAGAATCAATTCGACAGGATTATCCTTCAGTTTGATAAACTTGAAAGAAAGATTGAGGCAGTTTATATGGTTGAACATGACAAAGACGTATTACTACGTCGCTACCAATCCCAACGCAACGATTCCAATGATTGAACTTTTCGGTGTAAAGCTGTCTGTCGAGGCCCTGGCTTTCCTGGCAGCATTTGTTTTAGATGAAGTGATCCGCAGCTCAAGGCTGAAGGAGAACAGTGTGCTCCAACTCCTAAGCTCTGTCCTAAATAACATACGGCCAATGCGTAAGGAAGACGAGCAAGTCGATGCTATCCGTGTCAGGGTAGATGAGTTGCTTGAAGAACTGGTGTCGCTCAGGGAGGTTCTTCAGCGTGAGCAGCCCGAGTAAAGCCTCAGAGGCAATGTTCAACAAGCTGCATAAGGTCGTAACGCAGGAGTTGCTTGATCGGGTACAATCCGGTGAGGCATCTACTGCCGACATCAAAGCAGCGTGCGACTGGTTGAAGTCTAATGACATTACCGGTATCGCTCTACCCAAGAACAGTCTAGGTAAATTAGCGAACATTATCCCAGACATTGATCCTGAATTAGTTCGCAGTCGTGTATCTCGTTACTAATTATGAATGAAACTTTCATGGAGTTTCTCAAAACCCTTGTCAGCCCAGTAAGTACAACAGGAGGTGGATACAACCCTGAGTTTCTAGTAAACGGAAGTGGTGGTAATACAGCCGCTCCATGGTGGGCTAGATCTGCGTTTGCTACTCAGCAAAAGCCAACGGTGAGTAATCCACTGCCAACGACGACGAGTGATGGAAAACCGCTGACTCCAGAGCAAATTGCTTTCCAAAAGCCAATAGAGTGGGTACGACCCGGGGTAGGTAAAACTCCAGACGCTAAGAAATATACAAACGATAGGGACCGTGTAGCAGCAAAGATTGTTGCAGCTTCTAGGAAGTGGAAGCTACCAACAACCTCTCCGTTGTCTATTAAACCCGGTGGATAACTATGAATGAAATGTTTATGAAGTTCCTTACCAACCTAGGAGGGATGGGAGCTAAGGGGAACTATAACCCAAGCCTAAAGGTAGCACAATCTGGTGGATCAGCAACAGCGGCACCTTGGTGGGCCAGAGCTGCGTTTGCTGGTAACAGTAAAAAAGTTATGAAGGAAGGCCTATTAGGTATAAAAGACCGGAAACCTTCAACTTCTAAATACGCTGCTAAATTCGCTGCAGAGCAAAAGGCTTTACAGGATAAGGCTTTAGAGCAGAAGTTTACTACACTTGACAGTGATCAACTACCTGGCTCATTCACTAATGACAGAGATCGTGTAGCACAGAAAATTGCTAAAGCTTCTCAAAACTGGAATATCCCTGGCCTGGGCCAACCTAATAAACCCTCGAAGCTCGATAAGAAAGCCAAGATGGAAAATTATCCGATAATGAAAATTCTGGAAAGGGACAAGCAGCTTCGACAACAGCAAAGTCAAAAAGCATCAAGCCGAAATGCGGCACAGATCGCTCAACGGCTACGCACTAAGAGAACAAACCCATTTCAGCGTCCAGCAAGATGAAAACCTCTGAATACTACAAGAAGAATCCTGAAGCCCGAGCCAAACGCCTAAAGCAACAGGCCAAGTATAACAAGACCAAAAAGGGTCTAAATCTACGAACAGCAGCTAACAAACTCAATCGTAAACTTGGCACCTATGGAAACGGCGACGGGAAGGATGCTTCCCATACTTCAAAAACTAAAGGTAAGCTGGAAATCCCCAGCAAGAATAGAGCAAGAAAAGGACGCTACGCATCATGACGCCAGTGTTCCCTACACCCGATCATTACCTGTACCACTTACAAGCTATGACAAGTCCAGAAGCAAAGCGTCTATGGCGCAAAGCAATCAAACAGAAATTCAACTGTACCTGTGTCTACTGCGGAACTCACTATGAACAATCTCAACTCACTTTGGATCACGTCAAACCACGAGCAATGGGAGGACAAGACATATCGAGTAACGTTGTCGCAGCTTGTAGAAGGTGTAATCAGGATAAGGGAACAAAGAACTGGCTAACATATATGCGTGAGACCTTCGGCTTTCAACCTGCCCGAGAACAACTAATTCTATCTCACATAACATGATCAGAAATACACTATCGGCTCCCGCTAGACGCAGCAGTGTCGGCGTGAGTCCGCAGACCCAGAATAAAATACAGGATCTGCAGATTGATACAGACAATGCTATCAAAGCTAATAAACTAACGGTGGAAGACGGTAGGTCGTTAACTGATCGGCTGAAGGAAACTGAATCAGAGAAGGCCACTACACATCGGCAAGCTTTGATAGACAAGATACTGGGGAATGGAGAATATGCCGCCTGAACTAAAGAAACAGATCACAGCTGCTGCCCTTGAGCTCCGGCGACAGGGTATGAGCTGGGATGAGATGTATGGCACGCTAGAGAAGAAGCTAGCGATACCTAACCTCCGTAACCAGATCAAGATTGAATCAAGGGGAACGTACACCGAAGATGGTGTGCAGAAACCTAAGCTGAAGAATCGTGCTGGTAGAAGGGCACACAGATCAGCGGCTGAGAGTCGGCGGAGAGCGGCTGAGTCCGCTCAAAAGCTTTCACCAGAGAAGCAGGCAGTATCCCGTAAGAAGATAGGTATGATCAAGTCTCGCGGTATGCAGGCTGATCACATCAATGAGCTATGGATGACGAAATCTACACGGGAGAATACATCTCCTGAACAGTTCAAGCGTATCCAGCAGAAGTATCCGATGGGTAATGACCCTAGGAACATTCAACAGCTTACTGGTGAACAGAACCGCGCTAAGCATAGAGAATGGAAAGCACTACAAAAGCATCTTGGTAGGACCAGTGCACCTGTAGATGAAGAGAAGCTTCCTACTCGATCTGAGCAGCTCGGCTTCAAAACTATTGAACCTTGGTATAACCAAATAGACTAGAACGCTCTGAGAGGTCTCTGGAAGCCCCAGCAAGGCCTCTCTAACCCACTTAGCGACCACTGACACCTATGGATGATTACAACGCCATTCTAGCGGCTCTCAGGGCAGACTTCAAGATCTTCCTCAAAGCCGTTTGGGCACAACTAGATTTACCTGAGCCTACTCGGGCTCAATTCGCTATCGCTGACTACCTACAACACGGGCCTAAGCGACTACAGATACAAGCTTTCCGGGGTGTTGGTAAGAGCTGGATCACCGGGGCTTTCGTGCTGTGGACTCTATTCAATGATCCTGAAAAGAAGATAATGATTATCAGTGCCAGTAAAGAACGTGCTGATAACATGTCCATCTTCCTACAAAAGCTCATTATCGAAACACCGTGGCTACAATACCTTCGGCCGAAGTCGGATGACGCACGTTGGGCTAGGATTAGCTTCGACGTGAACTGTAGTCCACACCAAGCACCATCGGTGAAATCCGTTGGTATCACTGGACAGTTGACTGGTAGTCGTGCTGATCTGATGATTCTTGACGACATCGAAGTACCCGGCAACTCAATGACTGAGTTGATGCGGGAGAAACTACTACAACTCTGTACTGAGGCAGAGTCTATCCTGACGCCTAAGAAGGCCAGCCGGATTATGTACCTAGGTACTCCTCAGACTACGTTCACCGTCTACCGCAAACTAGCAGAACGCAACTATAGGCCTTTCGTATGGCCTGCACGTTATCCTCGAAAAGACAATGTTACTAAATACGACAACCTCCTGGCTCCCCAGCTTGTTGAAGACATCGAGATGGGAGAAGCTGAATGGAATCCTACGGACACGCGGTTTACTCATGACGACTTGCTGGAACGAGAAGCTTCTATGGGGCGTTCCAATTTTCTCCTACAGTTTATGTTGGATACAAGTCTATCCGACGCCGAGAAATTCCCTCTCAAGTTCTCCGATCTGGTGGTCACGTCGGTTAATCCAACTAAGGCTC